CTTGGGAAGAAGGGGAGCAAGGTCAACGTCAACTGGACTGACAAGGGAGGGTTTACCGAGCAGTGTTTTGTGCTGCCAAACGGGTCTCGGTGTCGGTTCCTTAACTATACGCAGAACATCACCGTGCTTGAGGGTGGCGAGTGTGACATGATCCTGTGCGACGAGCTTGTGCCGTTGGACTGGGTGGAGACGCTGCGGTTCCGAATCGTAACCAGATCGGGCAAGTTAATCATCTCGTTTACTCCGGTCAGGGGATACAGCGCAACGGTCAAGGATTACGTTGCCGGGGCAAGGGTGATTCAGGATGAACCTGCGGAACTGTTGAACCCGGACACGGTTCACGTTCAGGGGTGTCGCCCCGGTCACATGCCCTACATCCTTCAGCCGTTCAGGAAAAGCTCACGGGCAATCTGTTTTCACAGTCATTACAATCCGTTCGGGGGGTATAAGCAGATTGTCAGGATGCTGGAGGGCAAGCCGTCAACGGACATCAAGATTCGGGCGTATGGTTGGGCAGAGAAGCTTGAGGGCAACGTGTTTAACAAGTTTGATGACAGGGTGCATGTGGTTTCTCGCGACAAGATACCGGACAAGGGGACTCGATATGTCAGTTGTGATCCAGCAGGAAACAAGAACTGGTTTATCAAGTGGTATATCATTGATGATGTTGGAAGGGTGTTTCTGTATCGGGAATTTCCAGACCGTCAGAACTTTGGTGAATGGGCGCTGCCAAGCGAGAAACCTGACGGGAAACCGGGACCGGCGCAGACCCTTGATATGGGCAAGTCGATTGTTTCCTACAAGAAGATCATCTTGGAACTTGAGGGTTGGGTTTATGACGAGGAACAGAAAGCTTGGGATGAATCCAAGAAGGAGAAGATATATGAAAGGTTGATTGACCCTCGGATGGGAGGTGCGGCAGTCCCAAGCGCAGATGAGGGAACCAGCATCATTTCACTGCTTGAAGATGAGCAGAGGGACAAGCAGGGGAGCGTGACGGGACCAAGCTTGGTTTTTATCCCAGCGCCGGGGGGGAACATAGACGAGGGGTTGCAGTTGATTAACGATTATCTGGACTATGATGAGAAGAGTCCGGTGGATGCGTTGAACTGTCCCCGTTACTACATTTCGGAAGAGTGTGAACAAACAATTTACGCTATGCAGGAATACACCGGAAGAGACGGTCTTAAAGGTGCGCTGAAGGATGTTGTTGATTGCGATAGATACCTTTTCAAGGCAGGTGTCCTTTCTTTGAATGGTGACCTCCTGACAGCAACGGGAGGAGATGAGTATGCGGGTTAATTTTAATGATTTGCCTTTGACTCTTCGGACGCATGAGGTTTGCAAGGTGACAGGAATGAACAGGAAACTCATTATTGATCTTGCTGACATGGGAATCCTTGAGTTGATAGATGTGGACAAGCGGCAGAGGAGGTTCCTTCGGGAGTCGGTCAGGAAGCTGATGAAGCTTGGTCCGGGTGGCGCAGTTTTGGAGATATAATGGAAAAGCAAATACAGGATATTGCGAACGAGTTCCATGAGATCGTTCGCAGGGGCAGTGAGTTTTTTGACAGGACACGATTAAACTGGGAGACCCGGTTTAACGTGTGGTCGGGGCAGAGTGATGACGGGCGAAAGTGGAAGTCCAAGCTGGGAAGGAGTCCGGTTCCGTTTGACGGGGCGTCCGATTCGCGTCCCCCGGTGATTGACACCTACGTCAACGAGGACATCGACATGCTGATGACCTCGCTTCGTTCGTCGCAGTTGTCCGCTTTCCCAACGGAGAGCAATGACGCTGAACAGGCGAACCTTGTGACCAACCTGCTTCGCTACCAGATTCACAACCAGATGAAGGAGTTCCATGACGAAGCGGAGCTTGCGGCAAACTACATGCTTGAGAATGGCATCGGTGTTGTCGGGGTGTTCTGGGATGTGGAGGAGCAGAGGACGATTGCCGATATTGACATGGAGGCAATAGGGCAGCTTGCACAGTCGAGCGAGAACCTGTCGATGTTTCCAGAGATGATTCTGGACCCTGACCGGGAGGATGAGGCAATTGCGCTTGGCTTGTTGCTACTTCCAGAGGTCAGGCAGTCCAAGATGCGGAAGATGGTGCGTGAGCTTCGGGTGACAGAGGCGACAACCTACCCCGTCAAGATGACGGTCAAGAATCGTCCAACGGTGGTTGCGCTGCGGCTGGGGGAGGATTTCTTTGTGCCGCTTGATACCACCGAGTTGCAGGATGCCAGACGGTGCTACTACAAGGAGTTCATTACCAAGGAGGCGCTGTACGATGGAATCGAGAGCAAGGGGTGGGACAGGAAGTGGGTGGAAGCGGTTGTTGATAACACCAAGGGCAAGACGATCACGGTGGATCGTTCCGCAATGGCAACCAGAAGCAATGCGTCCCGCAGGGACATTGTTTTTGATACCAAGGAGATTTACGAGATTGTCCATTGCTATGAGCGCAAGCTCGATGACGAGGATGTGCCGGGAATCCATTACACCTGCTTCTCACCTCACCTGCCATCGGACAGCAGGGGCAGGGATATTTTCGCGGTAAGCGAACTGATGAATTACGATCATTGCCAGTATCCTTTCATCATGTTCAGGAGGGAATGGTTGAGCCGCAGGGTGGATGATTCCCGTGGTTACGGTGAGATCGGGTTCACATGGCAGAAACAGATCAAGAACGAGTGGGACGCACGGGTTGACCGCAATTCGCTGGCAACCATGCCGCCGCTTCATCATCCCCCAGGTCGCCCACCAACAAAGTGGGGTCCGGGGACATTGGTTCCAAGGGTGAGGTCGGATGATTACCAATATGCCGATGTTCCTGCCTATAACGTGGGGAGCAAGGAGATTGAGGACAGCATCCGGGAGACATGCGACAGGTACTTCGGGAGGGTCACGGGGCAGGAGAACCAGTCCTATGCCATGATGCGGCAACAGCACATGGTCAGCAAGTGGCTCAATAACTGGAGGAAGGTGATGGAGCAGGTGCTTGCCTTGACGCAGCAGTTCGCCTCAGAGGAGTTTTTCTTTCGGGTTGTGGGTTCGGCCAAGGCGCAGATGTTAAGCGCCGGGAGAGACGACATTCAGGGCCAATTTGACATACAGTTAAATTTCGCCGTGGCCAATTTAGACCAAGAGCTAATGCAGCGGAAACTGGAGTTGCTCAAGGTTGCCGTGGGCGAGTTTGATACTCAGGGGGTTGTGGACCGTGCGGAACTCATGCAGGTGGTGTTCGGCTTCATTGATCCGGTTCTTGGCGAGAGGTTGCTGATGCCCACCGAGACTGCGGCACAGAAGGAGATTGATGATGAGAAGAATGTGTTTGCGAGGATGTCCGCAGGGATAGATGAGGATGTTCGGGAGGGGCAGAGCCACGAAATGCGCCTTCAGGTCTTGCAGGACATCATTCAAAGCAGTCAAAGCGCACAACAACGCTACCAGCAGGATGAGGAGTTCAAGGGGCGCGTTGACAAGCGAATGCAACAGTTGCAGTTCCAGTTGCAGCAGAAACAGAATGCGATTATTGGCAGACTGGGAGCATGACGGAAAACGACTTAAAGACCCTAATCACTGACCCGCGATTTGCGGCAATGGAGAACCTTCTTGATAGCGTCAGGGAGGAATTGGTTGCCCATGTGAGTCATCAAGCCACGGCACAGGACCACGGGACAATTGCCCACAGCGCGGGTGGAATAGATTGCATCAACCAGATCAAGGGCAGGTTGCAAGCTATTGCAGACACAGTTGATAATGAATAAATATAAACTTTTATAGTGCGGCAGGGGGTTACTCGCCCCTAGTCATCCACCGCACTCCTCCCACATCATCGAAACCCGTGTAGTTATCGCTGCACGGGTTTTCTTTTGTTCCCTAAAAACAATCGGAAAATAAATCACCTACTTGCAGGTTTAACAGCATGGTAACAGAAGAAGAAGGGGTAGCAGTCCCCGAACCAACTGCGGAAATGGGTCTGAACGACCTCAAAAGGTTCTTTGAAAACAACAGGGTTGGAAAGAATGACGGCGAGAGTGCCAATGGCGAACCCTCTCCCAACGTTGAGAACCCTGTCGAGGAGACTGAAGAACCTCAACCGGAAGAGACAGACGTCGATGTCGAGAACATCGAGGAAGTAGCTGAGGTTGAGGAAGATTCTGTCGTTGACGAGTCTGATGAAGCTGAACCCGACGAGGTTGAGCAGGAGGACGATGGCGAGGAGGACTACGGTGTTCCCCAAAATCTCCAGAAGAAGATCAACAAACGGATTGGTAAACTAACGGCGCGTGCAAAGGAAGCTGAAGAACAAGCCGCATTGCAGTCTGAGAAGATTGCAGAGCTTGAGCAGCAACTAGAAAGCGCAAACCCGGATCAACAACCCATTCAAATTGGGGACAATCCCTTGTCAAAGGTCAAGACGCTGGGGGAACTAAAGGAACATAAGTCCAAGCTCATTCGCTGGAAGAAGTGGTTAAGGGAGAACCATGATGGTTTTACCACCACCGAGGGCGGCGAGGAACGCGAGTATGCCGAAAGCGATGTAAGACGCATGATGTCCGACATCGAGTACGAACTGGAGGAACATGTTCCTTCAAGGGAGGAATACCTGCGGGAAGAGGGCAAGATTCGTCGTGCAGTCGAGGATGTCTTTCCGTACTGGAAGGATAAGTCGAGTCCGATGTACCAACAGGCAATGTCGCTTGTTAGGGAAGCGCCTGAATTAAGGGTGCGCCCCAATTGGCAAGCGAACGTGAGCATCTACATGCTTGGCTTGAATGAATACAACCGGATGGTGAACGAAGGCAGGAAGAAACCTGCAAAGAAGGTCGCACCGACGCGAACGGCTACCCGCCCGAAAGCTCAACCCAAACCTGTGAGAAACCCAGGTAGGATGAAGCTGGAGGATGCTTCAAAGGAGTTAATCAACAACGGATCGCGAGGTTCCCTCACCAATTGGTTCGCCGCCAATAGAGAAAATAGGAGATAAGAAAATGCCAGAGGCAAATACTTATACATTATACAACTCTGACGCGACTGGTCCTTCAAAAGCCAATCGCGAGGAGCTGGCTGATTTTATCAGCATCATAGAACCGGAAGTTACCCCTGTTACCAGTGCGATTTCCAAGGGTTCTACAAAGTCCGTTTTTACGGAGTGGTTATGTGAAGACCTGTCACCTGCCAAGGTTGCTTCAACTGCGGAAGGTCACGACAGTTCTTCATGGTTTAATAAAGCTGAGAACCGTGCGCGGTTGGGCAACTATATCAACATCAGCAAGCGTGAGTTTGGTGTGTCTGATATTCAGCAGTTGGTCGATCAAGCGGGACTCGATTCTGAAATCGACCACGCAAAATCCAAGGCGGTTCGCGAGTTAAAGCGCGACATCGAGGCGGTTGTTTGCGGGGCGCAGGATCGTGCAACGGGAGGTTCGGGTGCATATGCATCGCGCGGCTTGTTTAATTGGATTGATGCAAGTGGTCCGACTGATGTTCCAGCTGGGTATCGCACTGATTCCGCTTCCATTGCGAACGGCAGTGCTGGCGGCGATAGCGACATGACCGAGGCGCAGTTGAATGCTGTTCTTCAGTCTCTTTTCACCGATTGTGGCGAGAAGAAGTCGTACATGGGTGTCATGTCACCGACTGTTATCGATATTATTGATAACTTCACTCGCGTTGAAGCGTCGGGCAAGACTCGTTACCAAGTCAATGAGGCATCGGGAAGCAAGACGATTAACATGGAGGTCAAGACCTTCAATTCGTCTTTCGGTATCATCAACATGATTCCGAGCGTGTTCCTTGGTGGAAGCAACAGCGGCGCAGAAGTATCTGATGGTGTTGATACGTTGGCATTCACTTATGATGCTGATGCGGGTCTCATCTTGGATACCGACCTCTTGGAATTGAAGTTCCTCGATGAGATGCATACCGAGACGTTTGAAGATCGCGGCGGTGGTCCTCGCGGACACGCCAAAGCGGTGTATACCTTGGTGGTTAAAAATCCCAAGGCAAACGGCAAAATCTTGGATGCCGATGGGTACGCCTAATGGCGCAGGTATTTATACCTAAATTCAGCAACCTTGCCCCAAGCAAGCAGAAATCGTTTGAACGCGAACTGCGCTTGGGGGGGGTTCTTAATCGTAAGCTTCAGCGGGAGAGGGGTGAAACCTTCTCCCGCCTGAAGCATACGGCTTCAAGGCATCGCGACTATCAGCGCAAGCCGGGGAGCGAGTTTGAACTGATGTCGGTTGTTGACGCTAGGACTTGGTTCCGTTGGCAGCAGGTCGATCCTCATTTCTGGAGTGACAAGAAGAACATTGAGAAGTTCACCAAGGATAACCCGATAGCTGCCCCTTGGAAACATGCGTAAGGTGAGATATAGCGACCTGCTGAAAAGGTCGGCAGAGAGGGCGCAGAGGAGCTACTCAGAGTTGAGTTCTGATGATGCCGAGTTCATTGAAGCATTTATAGATGCAAGGTTCAGGGACATAAGCGAGAAGACCGAGTGGACGGACCTCATGCGGATAGAAAAGAGGACGTTCAGGCAACCTTGGGCGGCTGGTTCCCATGCGGCAGGAACAGAGCTTTATGATCGCAATGCAGACAGGTATGTCGTCGCGCTGAAGACAACAAGCAACGCCCCGTCAGATTCAGACGAGATCATCCACGATGATTGGGGCGAATTGGCAACCTCCTACTCGGATGGCAAGTATGATTCGACAAAGGATTATGCCGTTGGGGACAAGGTTTACTACCATGTGGATGATAAATATTACCAGATGCACACGGACGCATCTGCGGGGACGGTTCCAACCAATACAAGCTATTGGGGTGAGCTTCCCTTGTTTGATAAATATATTGCATTGGAGCAAAGCTGGGAGTCCACGGAGATAGGAACACCAACCTATGTGTGGAACAAGAATCGCAAGCTCGATTCAGCAGCAACGAATTTAAGGTTTTTCCTCAGTCACAACGGGGTTCAATGCCCAGGTAAAGATACAAAGGTGTGGCTGGAGTTCAGGACGAAGGTTCCCGATACAATCCACACAACCTATTACGATGCCAGCACAACCTATTACATGGGTGATGTCGTAAGGTATAGGTCGGTCTCGGATAATAGCGTGTTTGATTTGTATACTGCTGTAGCAAACAGCTTTTCAGGAACAGCACCAACTGTGGGCGGAGATAACGCTAATTGGGAACTTGTGGCCATTCCCCACATATTCAGGGATTACATTATACACGGTGCTGCGGCAGACTTGCTCAAACATGACGAGAAACAAGAGATAGCGATTCTAGAGGAACAACAGGCACAGGCAGCGTTGCTTGCCCAGCTTGACGTTCAGGAAAGACAATCACAGCAAAACGAATTTTTTAACGTAAGGACATATTCACATGCCAACAATTAAAACAGCACAAACTAAAATAGACGAGGATTCCGTTAACAGTGTTTCGTCATCAGCAGCTCAGGCGCTTGCTGCGGATCGGGACAGACGCTCCTTGTCAATCCAGAATATCGGAACAACAAAAGTGTATGTTCGCTTTGGTGCTGCCCCGGCGATGGGGGCGACGAAACTATTTTCTTATATTTTGAGTCCTGCGAGCGGATCAGAAGAAGGTGACGGGGGTGTTTTGACAGTAGATAACTGTGGGAGTTCTGTGTGGGTTGCTACGGCAAGCGGGACTTCTACGATTATTGTAACCAGTTTTGTAGGTTAAAATGAGCGGAAGAGTTTCATCATTTAGTAGGGGCGGGGGAACCACTACGGTGGTTGGTGAAATCACCAGAGAACTCGTCAACTCGTCAGACGGCCAAGGTCTGCACTTCAATGGGGCTGGCAACATCGACATTGCATCGCCGCCCGACTTGGGCACGAAGTTCAGTTTCGAGTTTATAATCCAAGCGGACAGTTGGCCAGCAAGCGGTACATATATCTACATCGTCGATTTTGGCAACGGCGGGAGGTTTGTTCTCGGCAACCCCAACACCGGCAATTTTAGCGTTCGTTCTGTTACGGGAGACTGGATTTCATTCGGCTCTCCGGTTTTGGACGATTTGAAGGTTCACCACATCGTTGTAACGGTGGACGGCACTTCTGCGATTACGTATGACAACGGTAACCTCGTTGGTACAGCAACAATCAACTCGCCAAATATCGACAGTTGCGCTGATGCAAGAATCGGCTCTGATTATGTTGGAACAGCAAGTTTTTTCAACGGCACAATCTACCGCGCCCGCCTCTGGAATAAGACGCTATCCAGCGCGGAGGTCACGGATGCCTACGAGAATGCGACCGTGCCGTTTGCCGACCAGTATGGGTCGCAGACCACAATCAACAGCGGCACAACGACCAGCGGACTGCGCTACCGTATCACGGCGCGTGATGGTGTGGATTTCACGACCGTTGGAGCGGCAGATAATAATGTTGGAACCGAGTTTATTGCTACTGGCGCAGTCACACTCGACGCCAATGACACGGTTGTTCGTATCGGCTGCGCGGTTGACCTCGACCTCTCTTTCGCCAACCCGACCCAATCTGACCAAGTTCAAGATCGTTCAACGAACAATGTCAAAGGCACGGCATCTAGTGGCGTCACGCAAGTCACGCCGATTGAGCAGTTGAACGCGAAGGCGGCTCGCATAGGAACGAGTGCGGCGACACCGGCTGATGGGGAGTTGTTTGTGAGTGGCAGCGCAAGGATTGGAACGAGTGAGGACAAGACAACCAAATTCGGTGGTTCCGCTAGCGGCTTGACGGTAGGTGGCGCGGTTCCGGCAGTTGCAATCTGGGACACCGATAACGCGAACCATGTTACTTATGTCGCCCAGAATAGCGGCAATGCCTATTTGGGAACCGCGACAGCTAGTCCAATATATTTCCAACCAAACGGCGTGACGAAAATGACCATCGAAAGTTCGGGAAATATTATCGTTGCGTCGATGCCAACCAGTTCGGCGGGACTCGCTACCGGCACTCTCTGGAATGATTCGGGAACGGTAAAAATAGCATAATAATTTGATATGTTTGAAATTAACACAAAACCAAAAGAGGGACTGAATGTCTCGAAAGTTCGCATCTCGCTCAACAGCGCGGCAGAGTTCAATATAACTTTCAGCGTAGTTGGGTTTGGCAAGTTCACCAACGCAAGCGGAGAAGAGGTCTGGGGCAGCAACCCGCTCGTCTCGACGCTGTTGCGCGTGGATGGCGATGCGTGGCGCAACTGGACGCCCGATGCTGCTGCCAGCGATGCTGACTACATTGCCGGTCTGGCCCTAGCGCAACTTGGTCTTGAGAAAGATGACACGGTTGTCGCGGCCGAGCCACCTGCTGATGGTGAATGACGAATGTTTTAGACCAAGCCGCAGTCGAGCGATTAGCGGAGCAAGCCATCGGCCACTACGGTTGGTTGTTGATTGCGGCTTTTGTGGCCCTGATGGGGAAGGATGTTCTGTTCAATTTTGTGCAGGGATTGATTGTCTACTGGGGCAGCGACTTCTCAAATGACGAGATACTTTACATTAGCGGCAGACAAGCGCGGGTCATTAGGTTGGGTCTCACAAGCACAACTTTTTTTATGACCGACAGGGAAACCAAGATGCTAGTGCCGAATTCCCAACTCAAACAACTGACCATTGAGAAGAAGCTGCCACTCAACGGCGGCGAGTGTTACTTGCCCAAAGGTTCGGAGCTAGGTGCTATGAGGGTTGAGGTTGTTGGGAAGAAAAAGTGAAACGCTTGCTATCAATTGTTGCCATAGCGGCGTTTGTGATTTGGGTAGGAGCGGGGTGTAAAAATTTGAAGGAGATCGACATATCGTTGACTGGATTTGAAGCGGAATACTATCCCGCTCATCCAGAGCAGGAGAGTGGCGGTTTCTTTGGTGCGGCAACCAACTCGGTTCGCGCCGTTCCAGTGAGCTATCCACAGTTGATGCCAATGAGCAGGAAACGATGATGACATGGGTGGACGATTTAAAGGTTGCGATTGCCTCGGTGACGGGGATCGGCAACTGGCTGGTGCAGATGGACATCCTGTTGAAGTTTCTCATCTCGTTGGTTTCGTTGCTGTATATTGCGAAAAAATGTTCGGATTTGTATAAGGGTAAGTGATGAGTAAAAAAATAGTATTAGTCGGGGCGTTGCTGTTCGCAGCGTCGAGCGTTGAGGCGGGCGATCTGTTTGGTGCTGGGTGGAAACCCAAGCCGTCAGTCACGCTGTTTGGCCAGAAGGTTACCTGGGCATTGCCATCGCTTTGCATAGGGGCAAAGGCAGGTGTCCTTCCTGACGCTGGAATTAGCCCTGACGGTCTTAACTTTAAGATACCCTATCTATCCCTTGATTTCCCTTTTCCGAGCTTCACGGTGAAGGCAGGAGGCAAGACAGCGGAACTGAAGCTTGGTGCAGTTAGCAAGTCGGAACACAAGCCGAAGGAGTAGGTTATGCCATATAAGAAAAAAAGCGGCATGAAGAGTGCGGCCAAAGCCAAGAAAAAACCTTCACCAAGGGTTCAGCTTGAAAACAAGATTAGGAAAGCTTCTGAGGATTTAAGGATGTCGAACTTGGACAGAAAGAATCTCATCAGAAAGTATAAAAAAGAATATTTGAAATAGTATTATGATTAAATCCAAAACAGTCTGGACGGCAATCGCCGCCATTATCGCCGCAATCGGCGGTTACTTCACGGGCGAACTGGAGATGGCAGAGATGCTGCAACTGGTCGTGACGAGTGGCTTGGCCGTGTTCCTGCGGATGGGCGTTAAGAAAAGCGAGGTTGCGGCGGATGCGGCAGCGGAAGCGGCAAGCACGGTTGTTCCAGTCAAGAAAGCGGCAAAGAAAAAGGCGACCGGCTAGATGGGAATTATCAGCGCAATAATAGCGTTGCTCCGAGCCGTTCCCTCGCTGGAGCGGCTTTTTTTGAAGATTGCAGATGGAGTTAAGGAAGCGAGAGCGAAAGAGAGGTTCAATGCGAAACTTAATCACATTGACGATGCTATTGCTGCTCACCGCTTGCCAGACGGCGCGGGAGTTGAATGGAGTGCGGGAGTTGACCGAGCACCCCCACTTCCCGAGGGCGGCACATTCCGCACCAGTCTGGACGGAGGCGGCGTTGAGGAAAGTAGCGGAACTGGAATATGAGCTAGAACGAAACTGATGCCAGTTAAACCTCCAACAGTCTCAGATGGTGATTCCGGGTTCATCGGGGTTAATATGCGAATGAATCCCTCGCTCCTTCCTCCGGGATATGTTTCGGCGGCGAAGAACAAGAGGTTTACGAACGGAAAGGCGGCAACTCGTCCGGGCATAAAGAAGATGCCTTGGACGAACAAGGCGCATGACGCTTGGGTGAGCAAGAACGAAGACGGCACGGCAAAGTCTTATGCTGCGGACGAGATTGTTACCTACGGAGGTCTTGCGGCAACAATAAGCGGCGAAGAGGCAGAGGTCAACGGTGGAGGAGGTACGGTTACATTGCAGTATGCCGCACCACCCCAGCTTGACGACGGGGACTTTCAGGACAGCACATCGATGCATTGGAACTTCGACGGCGAGTGGAGCAGGGCGGAGGTTTCAACGGGGGTATGGGTTGCGGAACATTCTTCCGGTGACACTGCGGTAAACCTTTGGCAGGGTATTGGCGCAATACTTGGTTGCAAGTACACCGTCACATATACCGTGTCGAACTGGACACAGGGCGACATTCAAGCATACATCAGTGAGTCAAGTGCAGGGACATTGCACGCTCACCCGGACGGTTCCGGGACAGGGTTAACGAACACAACTACAACATTTGTTGACACGATAACATCAAGGGGACTAAACCCCGACAGACTTTACATTCAAGCCAAGCCGAACAGTAGTGGCAACGGGTTCAGGGGAAGAGTGGATAATGTTTCCATTGCGGCTGAAAGCTTGCCAGACAGGGTAGACATCCTCGGAACCTTTCAGCAGGGGGGTTCCTTGTGGAAGGCAACCGGACCATCGAGTAACAACTCCAATGAGGCGGGACTGTCAAATACTGATGTAATTGGTCCGTACTTCAAGTCAGCGACAGGAACGGGCAACACTAATAAAACGCCCATACAAGCTTATGTACCTGCCCTCAGTGGTCATCTAACCAGCACCGCTGAAAGTACCGTGAACACGGCATACTGGACCAACCTAGGGCATCGTATCTATGGTTACGGGACAGTATATGGTGTGGGCATTTTCCGCGACCCACAGTCAATTGAGTATCTTCTTGTTGCCACTTCGGAGGGGGTTTACGCAACGAAGGAGTCGAATCCGTCTGTTCTGCTGGCAGGTGGGAGCATTAGTGCAGATGTGGAGTTCGTTCAATGCTTCAATGTTGTCATCATGTTCAGGGGGGAGTCCCTTGAGCCGTATGTAATGGAGAGGGTGGATGAAGGGTTTAAGTCAATTACCACCCAGACGAGTGACCTGACAATTGACGAGAACGATTCGGACGGGACAGTCACGATACCAAACGGGTCCACAGGGTTATTCTTTTCAAACAGACTTCTAGTGCCGCACGACAAGGACTTGGTTGCGGCAAGTGATTACTTGAATTACACGCGATACCAACCTGTCCTTGCCAACTTCAAGGTCAACCAAGGAAGCGAGGATGAGCTTGTCTCATTGGTTCGGATCAACAATTCAACCATTGCGTGCTTCAAGACAAACAGCATTTACATTGTCAGCAACATATATGGAAACCTGTCGGACATTACGCTCGATGAGGTTACCCGTGAATATGGCGCTGTTGGAAGAAACTCAATTGTTCAGGCGGGAAGCGATGTGGTGTTCCTTTCCAGCAAGCGAGGCGTTACAAGCTTGGGGATTGCGGGCAACGGCAAAGTGTCGGCAGTCGATCTTCCCTTGTCGGACCCAATACAACCCCTCATCGACAGGATTAACTGGAACTACGCCTCTGCTGCTGCTGCGGCATATCACAACAATCGTCTCTACATGGCAGTTCCTCTGGACGGGGCAACAGAGAACAATGCGATTCTGGTATACGATTTTTTGGTTAAGGCATGGGCGGGATATGATGACGGCGCTGATGTGGTAAAGGTCAAGAGGTTCGTGGAGACAATGTTTCAGGGGAAGCGGAGATTGTTCTTCCTGTCAACGGACGGGTTCATAAATCTTTATGATGACGACCTTTCGGTGTCCGGGTTTGTGGATGAGAAGGTTTCAAGTGACGGGAGCATATCAGTTCAGCAGGTTTCAGATGAATTGACCACCCGTGGCTATACGGGTGACTCAATACTGTCGAAGCGATGGTCTGTTGCCGAGGTGCAACTAGCAACAAGTGAACCAAACCTAACCGTCAAGGCACTGTTTGATGGTGCAAATGAGAACACAAAGGTTCTTACGCCCACGGGTGGCTTGTCCTTTGACAGGACCAAATACGACAAGCCGTTTTATGCAACAGACTTTAACGCCTCGATGTCAGGTGATGATTTCTTTACCCAGCACCGTCAGGATTACTCAGTAAACCCGGACACAGAGATTGCCCTGCCAACGACAGGCAGTGAAACAGGATTTGACCCTGACCTTCACCAGCAATCACAGAATAGATTCAAATATCGCGGGGAGGGCAAGTATGTCCAGTTGAAGCTGGAGAACACCAATGGTCGCGTGGAACTGCTGGGCGCAGGAGTTGGTGGGTCAAGTGCAAGCCAGTCGGCAGTGAAACAAGTATAGAGAAATGAGCTTAACAGTAACAGTACAGAAGGGTCACGACTTCTCATCGGGCAATGTAACAAGAGCAGCACTTAACGCAGGTGCTACACCTACGATTGCGGTGACGGGGAGCGTGACATCGACAGAGATTGGAGATAATTCGATAACAGCATCGGAGTTAGCCAATGATGCAGTCACGACTAGCCACATTGAAGATTTGGCTATAAAGGAAGCTAAACTTGCAGACGATGCCGTGGCTATTTCAAAAATAAAAGCCCTTACAAAAGTAGGCAACGTAATCATTGGCGGAACTGGCGGAAATCCGGAAGAACTAGATGTAGCTGGAAGTAATAAATTGCTTATCGGAAACGGGACAACATTACTTTCGTTGCCGGTAAATAGTAGTAGTAGTGACATTGTTTTCACCCAAAGCGCAGATGGTATTGCTTTAACTGTTAGCAACGACAAAGTGACGGTGGATAAAATAGCGCACCAAACAACCCCCGGTGTGCTTGCTTACGGTGCTAGCGGCGTGCCAGAAGCAGTGACTACTGCAAACGCAGGTAAAATATTAGTAACTCAAGGTAGTTCGGTTCCAGCATACAAATACCTCAATTACTCTGTCCAGTTAAGTGCTACTTTACCTGCAGCAGACACACAGGTCACAGGTTCGCACCCTTTAATGGCAGTTCCCACTAACGTAAAACTTTACATTGAGTGTATTAAATCTAGCGGAACGAGTAAGGGGTACGCTGCAGGAGAACGAGTGTTTTCGTGGGAAAATTCTGCCCCAGAATCCACAGTTTGGGCGGATGACACTTCTGTAGGTTACTCGTCAAATGTTGTTATTTCGGGTTGGGATAAAGGGGCTGCAAGTACTCATTCTCTTTTCCCAGCTAGCGAGTGGAAACTTATGGCTTTAGTTAGCGAATAATGCCAGACCGTTCCGACATATCGCCTCTGTCAATTACTGATGGTAAAATCAGTAAGGCGGCGAAGATTGACCCAACCAAGTTGGCTCCTGCCACTTCGGGTCAGGTGTTGATTGCTGGAGCAGACGGAAAATTCAGACCGGGAAACCTCGTAACAACTTCCAGCGGCGACACCGTTGCCCAAGGGCCAGCAGGGCCACAGGGTGCAACTGGAGCCACGGGAGCCACGGGAGCAACAGGCGCAGCAGGAGTGGATGGAACTGATGCTGCCGTAACTGCGGAGAATGTGGATAGTGCGTTTGAGTTCACCGGCTCCACGGCGGGACTCGTTAAGCGAACTGCCGACAACACATTTGAACTAGATACGGCAACCTATTCCACAACTGCTCACACTCACGACAGTCGCTACTTTCAAGAATCAGAATTTCTAAATGCAAGTGCTGGGGCGGGAGATGCGGGGAAACCCGTGAAGCTGGATGCCGGGGGTCACATCGACATTTCGATGATTAACGATGGGGACATCTCATTCGTTGATCTTGCCGATTTGCCGTCCACTTTTTCCGCAACGATCAACGATCATGGAACGGGCGGCAGCGATGTATGGAGTGCTTCCAAAATCATCTCCAACGGCGTTGTCACCGCGCAAGCGAATGCGCCGGTAAAGCATTTCATCCACAACCTTGTATGGGGCGCATCCCATGCCAGAACAGAGTATCCCGCTGGAAGTTCCCCTGACTACGACGGTATTGTTGAAATCGAGCATAACCTCACCACTAACTATGTGGTTTGCAGCATCGTGGATGTTGATGGAACCGTTAAAGCTGCCGGGGGGCAAATGGATATGAACTACGACATCGAAGTGCTGCTAAAGGTAATATCAAACAATGTAATAGAACTTGAGTTCTCCCACACCCCCGCATTAAACGAGGAGTATTATGTAACCATTATGGGCGCGGTATGAACCCCATAGTAGATGCGCTTCAATTCTATGATAAGTCATGCGAAACGACCCTCAACGACGATTTACGCTACTACCTGACCAGCGGTTATGTTTATTCAGGAGAAGACACATTCATTATGGCGCGACCTATTACGAGAAGGTATGCCCAGTTTGTTTTAGATGAGAGATTTACCTATAAGCCGAAGGAATATGACACTTGGTTCTGCTACTTGGCAGTTGGGAAGCTTGAGCGGTTCCTTGAGCTTGCACCGTTCAAGTTGCAATGGATTTTGTTCCACCGTCAGGAAAAGGACGAGAAGGACAGGTGGTTCACATGGAAGGGATTTGAGAGAGCAATAAGGATTACGAAAAATGAGCAGTCCAAAGAGACCTAAACCAAGAGACCTAGCAGACGAATACAGTAAAAATATTGATGCCCAAGCAAAGGCATTTGAGAAGCTGGGTCCACTTGAATTAGAATGGAAAAAGAAGTTCGCACAAGGCGATGTAGACATTGCGAAGCTAATTGC